TTATAATTCTAATTTATTCTTCTTCTTCGCTAACATCAAAATCTTCATCACAATCTTCACATTCACTTACATCTTCAAACTCCAACCAATGATCTTCATTTTTTATTTTATCGTTTATGATATCCATACCATCTAATTCATCACTTAGAGTTGATAACCAACCCATATTTCTTGATGATGGGGTTGGTTTAATTTCCGTACAATTTTCTTGAATGTAATCTCGTAATTCTTCGGTTGACATACCTTTAGTTTCTTCATACATATCCGTATCAATCTCAACCCATTCTTTTGCAGTTATTGTAGTGTACGATTCACACATACAAACTTTAATTTTTGCCATACTTAATAATAATTATTTTTTGTTATTTTCTAAATAGTTAAAAAAAAAATGAGTACGGACATTTTGTTTATGCATATGTCCGTACTCATTAAATTAAAATGGTTGTTCGTCACCAATCATTTCTTCACTTTCAGATTGGTTTTTAGGTGAATTACTTGGAGTTTCTTTCTTTTCGTAAGGATTTTCACCTCTCGCTACTTTTGATAAGTACTCATAATCTCTCTTACTAAAAACATCTTCCCACGTCATAGTATCCGTTGTCCATTCATTAATTTGTTCTTCATCTCCTAACGGTTCTCTATCATCGTGAATAATAGAACTAACAACTGAATTACCTCTGTCATCTTTACCGATATTGATAATTAAATCTCTACCTTCTTTAGCGTCTGAAATATCACCTTTTTCAGAAAATACGGCAATCATTTTATCAAAAACACCAGCACCTTTGTAATTGTGTGGAAATCTCCAAAACTTAACGCCTTCATCTTCTTTACCTCTTTCAATACCTTTTACGATATAGAACTTTTTAGGTTTGTAAGTTTTAGCTAAATCTTTATCCTCTTTTGAACCTGATTTTTCTAACTCAGATGCTACTTCACAAAATGGACAAGGATCTCCAGCATTTTTTTCCGGACAATACAATTTTTTCCATTCTCCGTTAATTTGAACATTGTGAAACCACACTTCTACGAATGGTGATTGACCTGGTTCTGTTGGGATAATTCTGAATTTCTTTTTGTCTGTGAGTTTACCTTTTGGTAACATTGTAGTGAAGTACTTAGTTAAATCTACTTCTTTTCTTGGTTTTGCCTTATTGCTTTCATACTGCTTAAGGATTGCGTCTAATACGCTGTTTTTTGGTTGTGCTTTACCGCTCATAATATATATTGTTTAAAAAGTTTATTACAACTCTAACGAGTTCGAATTTGTATAATATAAATAGTTAAAAATCCGAAAAAGTAACTACTTATACCCTTCTTTAAAGTTAGTTTTTTTATCTTAAAAAGACAATTCTAAACTACCTTAATTTATTAATTCTATAAAAAATTACTAAATTAAATTAATAAAAACAAGTTAATAATTATAGTTCATAATAAATTTTTCCCCTATTTATAGGTAACAAAGAATAAATTAAAAAACAAACCAACAAATGAAAAAAGTTTTATCATTTTTGGCATTATTATGCCTAACCGTTATTACGTTCGCCCAAACATGTCCAACGCCAAACGGAAATTCAATTATCATTAAACCAAGTTATACGGTTTCATCTTCAATAGCTAACCAAACAGATGTAAAAATTTGCTATAATAATACAACAACGAGTAGAATAACAGCTTTACAGTTTAAAATTACTTATGATACAGTGGCATTTAAAAATCCATCAGTTAGATTATTAATTCCAGATAGTACAAATTCTTATTTACAATTTTACGTAAATAAGGGTACAATTACAATATCAACAGTGTATGATGGTCCTAATCTTAATTATACTTACGCTTCAGGTGAATTATTTAATATTAACTTTAATCACTCAGTAGCTAGTACATTTCAATATTTAACATCTATATCTGCATTATCTTTTGATAATTCATACCCAACAATAGCATCTACAAATAATGGTAAAGATACCACATTAACTAAATTTAATGCTGGTGGTGTATTTGTTAGACCTTCTATTAATTTTGCTGGTACATTTAAAAACGTAACCGGTTCTTTCACTAAAAGTTTGTTAGTTGGTTTATGGAAACAACCTAAAATAGGTGGTGACTGGACTTTAGTTAATGTTGAAACTACCGATATTAATGGTAGATTTGCCTTTAACCCTATCGTAGACACTACATTTTGGACTTGTAAAGTTGAGGTAAGAGGAGATACTTTATCATTGGGTAATGTAGTAACAACAGCAGATGCTCAGAAAGTGAATAGATTTGTATTAGGTATTGAAAGTCCAAAATCATTTGATTTCCATACATCAGATCCAAACAATACAGGTAGCATATCAATATCAGATGTTTATACCATCTTTAATAGAATTGCCGGAAGATTTAATAGTTTCTCAACACCTGACGTTAGATTTTTCACAGACGTTCAATATAATACAGTTATAACAGACAGTTTAACAAATCACTCATTAGACATTCCAGGAACACCTAATTACTCATTTACGATTGTAAGAGGTGTTGATTCAATTATGGTTTATGTGTTAGCAACTGGTGATGTAAATGAAACAGGTTTCCGTATGGCTAGATTAGTTCCTATTAAAATAACTAATCCTTTAAATACACCTAATTTTATTATAGACCAAACAACTGATTACTACGCTTCTTTAAACGAAATGGAAATTAATTTACCTACTTTAAATGTAGAAGAGGGTAATTTAGTTAATATCCCTGTAAAAGTGTTAACTAATGGACAATCATTAGGAGCGATGCAATTATCATTAAAGTATGATAAAGATTTATTAGAATTCAAAGGGGTAGCTTCTAAAGGAGCTACTTCTAATTGGATGTCTTTTACTAATGCCAATAACAATGAAGTTGAATGGGGTGGAGTGGATTTAAGTGAACAAAATAAAATTAGTGATGGGGAAGAAGTTGTTGTTTTACAATTCACAGCTAAAAAACCTAAAGATGAGTGGTCAGGTTCTCCTTTATATGTAACCCGTAAGTTTGTAGGGAATGCCATAGCTAAAGATTTAAGTATTAGACCTACAGATGGTAGAGTTGATATTTTAAAAACAAAATTTTCGGATGTTAGTTTAAATGGTGTAATTGATATTATGGTTTATCCAAATCCAACTTCAGGTATTGTCGCAGTTCAATTTAACATACCTGATAATACTATGGCTTCAATCTATTTTATTGATTTAAAAGGTAATAAAGTTGCTGAGGTAACTAGTGGTAAAATGCCTAAAGGTGAATATAGATATACCGCCAATTTAACTTCTCTACCTCCAAGTGCATATGTGGCGGTTATGGAATGTGATGGTAAGATAATTGCAAGCACAAAACTAATAAACAGCGTATTTATGTAATATAAAAAACATATAAACATAACAAATATTATGGCAGAAGAAACAGAAAACACAAATGATGGTACATGGACAGGTTTAAAGAAAACAATTATCGGTACCCTATCAACAGCAGTTCTAGGAGCTGGTACTTGGTTAACAACTACATTTTTTAACGGACATTCAGACGATAACACTGAAACTAAAACAGAACAAGTGGCGGCACCAGCGGCAGCACCAGTAGTAATTAATTTATCAAACAATAATGAACAAAAACAACAAAATAATGGTGGTGGTAATACTACAATTATTAGAGAAAGAGTTGTAGAAAAACCAGCGACTGTTAAAGAAGAAAAGAAAAAAGAAGAACCAAAGGAAGAAGCGCCTTGGTAATATAAACTTTAATAACGAAAACCAATAAAGAAATGAAACTTATAAACCAACAAAGCGCAATCAACTTCATAGCAGCCCTTCTTGGTGCCGCTATGTTGTTTGGTTGTGGAACTACTAGAACAGAAACATACACAGCTGAATTTGAAAAGAAACAATCTATTACTACAGTAAGTGATTATGATGGTAAACAAATACCAATTCAAGTTCTTTCAATCGGTATTAGTGATAATGTCCTTAATTCATATCCAATTCTTAAAGAAAAAAACGTAGGGTTAGGTGTTACAAATATTGCATTAGATTATTTAGAAGGTACAAATAGGTTTGAATTTACCGAAGATAAGGAAGAAATCAAACTTAAAATGGTTAAACAATTTCAAGCAAGTGCTAAAGGTTTTACTGAAAACAAATTAGATGGTAAAGGTAAAATTAAATTAGCCAAGTATTTTGTTTATATTGAAGTATATGATTTCTCAGTTGATGAGCAAGAAACATTTACTACAGGTAAAAAGCAATTAGAAGTAACTACAAGATTAGGACTACAAATTAGATTTGTTGATGCTGAATCTGGACAAGTTAGAGTAGGTTCCGGTATGGGTGAAGCAACCCAATATGGTCAATCATTTTTGAAGTCTCTTGACATGAAATTCGCACAGTCAACTGTTGGTATTTCCACAAGGAAATCCTTAGAAACAGCTAGTTCTAGGGTTATAACAAAAATGATTAAAGATGGAATATTTGAAAAATAAGTTCAATGAACTAATCAGTTTTCTTAAATATCTATATCTTGTTTTTGTATTATTCTTAACTTTTTTTTCCTTAATAGAATTAAAAACATTATACAGTATAGATATATTTAAATTCATAGACACTCCAATTGATAATTTTTATTATGATTTGAAGGGGGAAGTTTATGGGTTATGTTAAGATATATTTAGTATTATTTCTCATAATGATTGGGTTGGGTGTAAAAGCCCAAACCTTTTCATATTCATATGTGGATCCTTGTACTAAAGAAGTTAAGAACATCACCGTGTCAGATTTAAATGGTAATTTACCTATCGTAATGAATTATTACGGTCAAGTAAAAACATTCTCTCCAATTGAATTACAAAACGGATCATTTGATGTTTGGGCTAATAATATTTTTAATAATTATGGAAAAGGTAATCCGTGTGCTGAAATAGGAATACAAACAATTACAGCCAATGTATTAAATATATCTAATAATGTAATAAATAATGTTGTTTCATTAAGCTCAATGTTAACATCAATTACCGATGTTGCATCAACCACCGGTTCAATAACAAATGTAACAGGTAGTGTTTCAGGAAGTACCGGAACTACAGGTAGTACAAGTGGTGGAAGTAATGGTGGTGGAAGTAATGGAGGTTCGGGAAGTAATGGTGGTGGAAGTAATGGAGGTTCGGGAAGTGGAAGTGGATCATCTGGTAAAGGAAATGGTGATAATAAGAAAGAAGATTCCAAACAAGAAGAAGGTAAACAAGAAGAACAAAAACAAACATCTCAATCAACAAGTAAATCAGCAAGTAGATCAACATCTAAACAAGATAAACCAGCTATTATGTTAACAGGTGATATAGTTGGTATGCAGAGAGCGGCAGATGACGCTCAAGACGCTAAAATAACTACTAGTTTTATAAAAATAAGTGGTGATAGAAAAAAATCATTAGGAGTTGCCTTTGATTTCACCGTTAACGCTAAGGTTGGTAATGTTTCAGTTTTTAAATCTTGGATAACACAAAAAACCACTAAAAAACACATTGATTTAGTATCTAATAGTATTTCACTTTTACCAAATAGTTTTAGTAATACATTTGTTTACATTCGTATTGATAACGTAAAAAAGTTTACTGGTTTATACGGTGTCGGTGGAATGTATGGTGAATTAAATAAAGAACCCTTAACAAGTTTAATTGCAATAGGTGGTGGTATGTTTAAAGGACAGGTAACTAAAAATGTTGACGCAATATTTATAATAGCGGCTGTTTATGTTCCGTATATGAAATATTATACTGAAAGTGTATTTCAATCAAAGCCGTTGTTATTACCTTTTTTGAATGTGAATTATAAAGTAACAAAAACATTTAAATTTGGCATAACAACAGGAACAACATATTCAGCCACAGAACAAATAGTAAATTATCAGATTTTATTTGGTGGTAAATTAACTTTATGAGGTGGATATTATTAATATTTTTATTTTTAACAACAATAGTTAAAGGACAAAACTTTTCACAAACAGGTAGAGTTTTTGGTGGAAATAATATGGGTGTTCCTAATATAAGGATACAGTTATGGAAAAGAACAACATCATCTCTCACAGGTTTTACCTCACAAACAAATTATAATGGACATTCTTATTACCGTTCAACAACAACTAACACTTGGTTAGGTTCTAAATCTGTTTGTGAAAGTATGGGAGGTCACTTAGTTACCATATCAAATGCAGCTGAAAATACATTTGTATTTAATACATGGCCTTCAGGTTGGATTGGATATTATCAAGATAAAACAAGTGGATTTTTTTTTACAGAACCTTTGGGTGGTTGGAGATGGTCAGAATTACCTGTCACTAATAATTTAGTGTCTAATTATGATATATCTGATGCTTCATCATATCAAACAACAGCACCAACAGTAGTTAGAAATACAATAAAAGGAACTAACGCCACTTTATTTAATAATCCAACATATACAGCAACATCGGGTAGGTATTTGTCATTTAATGGTTCAAACCAATATATGATGACTGAAAACTTGGCTAGTTTTTTTACTACCAATGCGGTTAGTTTAATGTTATGGGTTTTTCCAACGGATGCGGGTGTATTAATATCGGAACAAGGTTCTCCAACAGTAGATTTAAATTGGTTTTCTTCACAAATAGAAATAACTAATGTAAGTGGTTCAACAGGTACATTAAGGGTTGGTACTTGGAGTTCAACAGGGTTACGAAATATAAACACCCCAATAACTTTAAATAGGTGGCATTATATTTGTTTAACCCATAGTGGTACTGAACTTAAAGGGTATTTAAATGGAACTAATTTTGGTAATTTAGTTTATAATCGTATGTCACCATATTTTAATTCAGCTCAATTATATTATACATTCGCATCTAGATGTTCTACAAATATGGGTGATGGAACAAATGCAAACGCCAGATTGGGTTCATTTCAAGTTTCTAATGTAGTTTGGAGTGATGATGAAATAAATAGAAGTTATATGCATAACTCTTATAGGTTTGGTTTATACCCTTATTCTAATTGGAATAGTGGTGAACCAAATAACTCTAACACGGAAGATTACGCTCAATTTGTTACTAGTGGTAGGTGGAATGATTTACCTAATTCATTTTTTTTAAATTATGTTTTAGAGTTTGATTACATAACAACAAATGGTAGTTGGACTTTAGATACTACAATACAAACAAATAATAGTGGTGATTATTCATTTTTAAGAACAACTAATCCATCAGTTGAGTGGAGAATTATATTGGATACTTTATCTATACCAGCACCACAAAGAATTAATTTATTAGATAATAATAATTTAATTCTCACTAGGAGAAGTATTGTGAGTGCAGATTATTTTAGATATGATTTAAATACTGATAACAATTTTTCAGTTTCAGATATTTATTTACAAATAAAGAAAAGTAGGGGTTATACTTGGACTATACCAAATTATAGAATATATACTCAATCAGAGCATTCTATAATTAGATCTTCAATAACAAATTTAAGATTGACATATCCTGGAGTACAAACAACTACAACAACTTCACTAACAAGTGGTGGAGTTACTAATTTTTATATAATAAGAACAGGTTATGACAATTAAAAGTTTACTATTTGGGTTACTATTCCTTCCATTGTTTTCATTAGGACAATGTGTAAAAGTTGATTCAGTTTACAATAAAACTGAAATGAAATCTATTGAAAATAGAAATATATCATTTGGTATTAAACAAATTACGGAAGATATTCTACAAGATAAAGGGTTTGATATTTGTCAAGATGGATCACCTATATATGTTGAAATCACCTATATTGGATTACCTGAAAATACATTTAGAATTGGTGGATTTGCTATACAGAAAAAAATAACAGAAATTAAAGTTAAAGTAATAAATGGTATTAGAATTATGGAAGGAACTGGAACTTATAAAACTTCTGTAAATGCAATGATGCTTGAAATAAATGATGAAGTACCATTTAAACAAACTGTATTATCAAACGCTATTAAATTGGCGTTGATAGATGCTTTGAAGTAATTATCTATTTTTTAAACTTCTCATCTAATCTATCAATCACTTCTTCAATTACACCCTTATTATCAATAACGCCATCAATAGCCATATTGATAATATCTCTTTTCTTATCTAATACTTCATACACAATAGTATCAATTGTATTATCAAATAGTGGAAAATAACAAATAACATTTTTAGTTTGTCCAATACGGAAAGCTCTATCTAATGATTGATCCACATTTTCATTATATTTAATCCTTAGTAGTTTGATATTATTGTTTATACAATAATTTTCTTTAATAATATCATTATTTTTTAAAGTTTTAAAACCATTTTCACCACCAAAAAAAATATGCGGTTTAAAATGTTGTACCCCATCATATTCTATACACATATTATAATCAGGTAAATAAAAATCAAAAGGTAGTGGTTGTTTATTTTTACAATCATTAAATCTGTATTGTTTAATATATTTTATTTTATTATCATCCAAATACTTTTTAATAGTATTCTCACCTATTGATGATTTACAATCAGGACACCCTTGTTTCCTTTTTAAATGATGGTAAGCTGTTTGTTCAAACTCACCATGATATTTACATAATATAGTAATTTTACTTTTATTATTTTCATATTTTACTAATGAATAATTATATTTGTCACCATGAATATTTTTAGCTCTTATTAAAAAATCTTGCTTTCTATTTTCAAAATGACATTTTTTACAACCATTACCCATTAAATGATTAGCAGCTATTTGTTCAAACTCATTATGATATTTACAATATATTTTAACATTTTTTCTGGTTGTTAAAAATATGGATTTACTATAATCATATTTATTACCATGAACAGATTTAGCCTTTTTTATGAAATCCTCTGTTGTTAATTTTACACTCATAATAATTTTACTTCTTTGATTAAATTATTTTTTAATAAATCAACACATATTAAGTTTTCAATATATCTCGACCTATTTCTACAATTATTTTCAATGACTTTATTGATTTCCGGATCAATAGTAAGTGTAATCCTAACCTTCTTTTTTTCTACCTCCATTTTATTTCTCATACATATAAATAGTTATAAAATAGAAAAAGTATTACTTTTTACTAAAAAAATATTACTTTTTTTGGTATTTATCATCAATTTTTTCTAATATTTCCTCAATAACACCTTTACTATCAATAACACCATCAATAGCCATGTTAATAATAACCCTTTTTTTATCTAATATTTCATATACTATGGTATCAACAGTATTGTCAAATAATGGGAAATAACATATAACATCTTTAGTTTGACCAATCCTATAAGCTCTATCTAATGATTGATCAATATTCGCAGGGGTGAAATTTAAATCGTTTACAATAACAACTTCAGCGGCTGTTAAAGTTAATCCAACACCAGCAGCAACGGTATTACCAATAAACAATCTAATATTTGGATTATTTTGGAAATCTTCAACCGCCTGTTGTCTATCTTTTTGACTTGTTTCACCATTAATAACAACACAAATATCCTTATATTCTTCTTTTAAGGTATTAACAACTGAAGTATAATCAGTAAATACAATTACTTTTTTATCAGTTTCTAATGAATTATTAATAAGTTCTTTAGTGTGTTTTAATTTCTTTTCAGCAACCCATCTTCTTAGAACCGATAATTCAACAAGTTTTCTACCATAAGTAATATTTTTACCTTGTTCTTCACGCATTTGTATATATCGTTCAACGGATAATTCATAATCAATTTTATCATCATCATCTAATTCAATATAGATAGGTGAAATAATTTTATCGGGTAAATCTAACACATCTTCTTTTCTTCTTCTAATTGAAACAGGTTTAATTCTTCTATTTAATTCCTCTAAATTTGATGCTCCATCCGCTTTGATAATTCTTCTACCTTTAATTATCATAGTTTTAGCGTTACAATAACTATATAAAAATGAATTATAGTTAGTTGAAAGTGGATGTTCAACCATAAATAAAAGAGAAAATAAATCCACAGGTTTATTTGTGATTGGTGTTCCTGTTAAAAACCATTTCTTTTTAACTGATTTAACAATCTTTTTCACATGCTTGGTTCGGTTAGCACTACTTGATTTTAAATAATGAGCCTCATCACAAATAATTAAATCAAACTTCTCATTTATTATTTGATTATTTACCGCAACCTCGTCATATTCTTGAAATTTAAATTTAGGTTTTTTACCTTTTTTAGGTTTTTCTATTGTATTAAACTTATCTAAAATATCATAATTCATTATTGTCCATTTTTTAGGTATCCATTCTCTTTGAATAATTGATACACTATCAGGATTATCATATATTGATATTTCTTTTTTCCAATTAAGTTTAAGTGATGCTGGACATACAATTAATATTTTCTTAACACCCGATTCCAATGCTGCTATTATTGAAGAAGCTGTTTTTCCTAAACCTGGTGTATCTAATAATAAGAACCTATCATTTTGAAGTAATTTAATAATAGCTTCTTCTTGATGCTTCATAGGAAGCCTTGAAGAATATTTATCCCAATCTACATTTACTTCTGGAATAACTCTAAATAAATCCTCATTTAATTGAGCTTTAGGTAGCCAAATAAGTTCAGAAGGTCTATTTTTAAGAAGTTTAACTTGTGCATGATACACTTTTTCTTGTTCACCAACAATCTTTTCAATTAATATTTTTTCAATTTGGGTTGTAATATTAAACTGTTTCATTAAGGAGTTTCTAAAGAAATTTGTTAAATCTAAAAATTTATTAACATCCTTTACTTGAAAAGTATGATTGTTTATTATATAATTGGCTTGATTTTCAGTTATAGGTAAAAATGATTTCCTTTCTCTTGTTCTTTTTAATTCTAAGATATAAGGATTATTACCCTCATAACTTTTTAATATATCAAGAGCCTTAACTTTAGCAATATTATTTAATTCTATCATCTATAAAAATATAATAAATTATAATAAAAAATAAATAAATGTTTATTTTATAGTATATATATTTATATTGATCAGTAACTAGTACTTAACTAGTTAATCTAGAACTTATTAAAAGCCTAGTACATATTGACCAGATCATATTATATATTATATATTATATAAAATATATAATAGATATATTTATATATATGGCAAAGCAAAAAATAGAGTTTAATGATGAAAGTTTAACATCATTACTTCAAGAAACATATTGTGAGGTAGTTGACCAAAGAAATAAAGCTTTAGGGTTACTCAACAAGTATTTGAAAAATGTTGAAGAAAATACTGATTTAGCTATGGTTGGTAAAATCAATAACGAATTATTAAAAGTAATAGATTCTTCAATTGGTAAAAAGATTGAATTAGCTAAACTTATGGCTGATATTATGAATAAAAAAGGTGGTATAAAAAATGATGATTCTTCAGTAAAACATATATCAAAAGAACAAAAAGCTGAAATGCGTAAATTGGTTAAAGAAATAAAAGAAGGTAAGATAAATATTAGTGGTGAATAATGGCTAATACTGGACAAGCTGATAAAAAAATCATAATTGATAGGGTACAAAACTTTTTAATTACACTCGAGCAATTGAAAAAAGAAAGATTAGTTATTCAAACAACTAATTTTTCATTACCCTCATTAAGAATACCTAAAGATGATCCTTTTGATTTTCTTATGGACTTACTTGGTACTATGAAAGGTAAGAAAGCAGCTGTTCAAGAAGTTTTAAATTCTATATTAGGTAGTATAGATGAAATAAATGCGAAACTTAAAGAAGGATTAAGAAGAGTAATTATTAAATCTTTTTTTTGTGATAATGATTTTATTATAAAACCAGAATATACTAATGGTACTAATAATATTGAGTTTAATATTTCAAGTATAGATTATTTTTTCCTATTAAAAACAAGTCCATTAGAAGATGTTAGTGGGGCATATGAAGTAAATAGTGGGTTAAATAGGTTTATATATAATACGTTAAATGGTTCCGCTGGAACAACATCTTGGGAAGATTTACTAACAAATATAAGTTTCAATCAATCAACACAGGTATTAAGTTTTAGAATAAATCCTAAATACGCAAATCAACCTGTAAGTGTGTTTGTTAATGATTATGTTAATTCATTAACTATTATTGATAAAGAATTTTTTAAATCTTTATTTAGTGTGTCACAAAAACCAAATAAAGAATTACAAAAGAGATTAAAGTTTTTAAATAATTTAGTAAATGATGTTAGAAACGCCTGTTCACCTACTTTAAATGATGTAGGAAAAGATGATACTGAAAAACAAGCGATATTAATTGACTTATTAAATAATAAGGGAAAACCATTAAGTGAGGTTTTAGCTGAAAGAATTGATAAGTATGGTGAATTTGATAATTTAAGTGATGATTTTACTAATAAAATAAATCAAATACTTTGTCAACCATTAGAAACACCGATAACAAATGAAACAGTATTAGACGCATATAATCAAATAAATGATGAAATAAACCAATTAAATAGTGTTTTAAATAATATTGATAATGTATTAAATAATTCATATCAAAATAATACTAATGGAACTGGTAATGGTATAGCCACTGGTGGAGATCCAATAACCGAAAATCCTTTTTCTTTACCTACTTTAAATATAGATTTCAAATTAGGTATAATAGGTCAAATACCTAATAATATGAGTAGATTATTGTTATCACCAAAAGTAATAATGTTATTCGCTATTTTAACTGAAGTAAATGGAATTGAATGGGGTGAAAGTTTTGAGAGTTTTTTGAAAAAATATACAAAGTCTTTATTTGAAATGATTAAGAGTGTTATTAATCAAATATATGAAAAAATATATGCATTAGTTGCTGATAATATATGGTTAATACTACAAGGTTTAATACTACAAATTGTAAGTGAAAGAGTTAAGGCGAGATTATCAATAATTTTATCTTTATTGAATTTATTTAATAAATTAAGGGGTATTGATTTAAACATTAATTTTGGTAATTGTAAATCAATATTAGATGCTTTACTAAAATTAACTACACTATCTAGTGTTATATAAATAACTTTTCTTTTTAATTTTTTTTTATTATCCTTGTAGATATGGAAAACAAGGAATACGAACATGTAAATCACCCAAACCATTACAATACTTTTAGTAAAGAAGTTATTGATATGATGGTAGATATTTGGGGTGTTGAAAAAACAATTGCTTTTTGTGAAATGAACGCTTTTAAGTATAAGATGCGTATGGGTGATAAACCAAATCAACCATTGGAACAAGATGCTAAAAAAGCCAAATGGTATTTAGATAAGGCAAAAGAATTAAAATCTAAATTAGAAGCTTACGGAGAACTAGAACCAATCACGGAGGTATTATATAAATGATAGAATTTGCTAAAACAAATAAAGATGTTATTAAAACAGTCTCAGATGAGCAGTCTGTTATAATAGATAGTATATTAAAATTATATGTTCCAAGTAGACAAATAGATGTTGATCCAACTTATTCAAAGGGTAATTTTTATAAGAAAACACTTATACCTGAACCAAAACATAAGTTTGATTTATACCCACAAACGGAAGATACAATTCAAGCATCGGCTGATAAATTACCATTAGATAATAATTCAGTAAATACTATTATGTTTGACCCGCCATTTGTTGTTGGAACACCTAATAGTTCTAAAGGTAAAGTTGGTTCAAATATTATTACAAATAGATTTGGTTCTTTTAAAAACATTGAAGAATTATGGAAGTTTTATGATGCTGCTATATGTGAGTTTTCAAGAATTATAAATGATAATGGTGTTTTAATTGTAAAATGTCAGGATACTATTAGCTCATCAAAACAATATTTATCTCACATTGAAATAATAAATTATGGTATAAGGTACGGATTTTATTGTAAAGATTTGTTTATTCAAACAACTAACAATAGAATATTGTCAGGTAAACATAAAGTTCAAATGCATGCGAGGAAATATCATTGTTATTGGTTAGTTTTCACTAAGGAAAAAAATAAGGTATCATATAATAATGTTTGGAATGGAAATAAATAAAATACATAAGGGATTAACGGAAGAATTAATCAAACAAATGGATGATAAGTCAATTAATCTTATTGTTACATCACCTGATTACGCTAATACGGTTAATTATGGTAAGAAAGTTAAACTATATAATGAAAATACTTTTGCTGATTGGTTTATACCGGTTATTAAAGATTTTTATAATAAACTAACTGATGATGGTTCATTTATTATGAATATAAATGATAAGGTATCAAATGGTGAAAGAAGTATATATGTTATGGATTTGGTTTGTCGTATTGTTAGGGAAACAGATTTTAAATTATATGATAGATATATTTGGGGTAAGAAAGCGGCTTTACCGACAGGTGGTAATAAAAGGTTAAATGATAGGATTGAATATATATTTCATTTTGTTAAATCACCTAAAGATTTTTATTGTGATACTAACGCAATTAGAGAACCATATGCAGAAGCATCTGTTAAGAGGTTTGACTATAAGGTAATGGCAAATGATGTTATTGATGAAAATGGTTTAACCGATAACACAAAAAAGAAGAAGGTAAATGTAAATCCATTGGGTAAGGTTCCTGGAACTTTATTTCAATTTAATACCGCCGCAACTGTAAGGGATGAAAGTTCGGGTAGACATCCAGCTCCTTTTAATCCTGAATTACCTGATTTTTTTATTAAATGGTTAACAAGGGAAGGTGATTTGGTTTTAGATCCTTTTAACGGTGTGGCTTCAACAGGGGTGGCATCTTACAATAATAATAGAAATTATATTGGTTTTGATATGAATGAATTATATATTGAAATCAGTAAAGAAAGATTAAATAAATTTAATAAATTGGTAGTATGAAAAAATTGTTTATTTGGACAAAGTTTGGATGTCCAGACTGTATTGAAATGAAAGGAATGTTAGACGATGCTAATATACCTTATGAAGCGTTAGAAAGTGAGTTATATCAAGGATGGGATATTGCGGTTAAGGAGACAGGTAAGACGTGGGTTCCTCAAGCTGAATTCGAATATGAAGATGGTAGCATTGTAAGGGTTTGGGATGCTGAAACATTGGAAGAATTATTCCAAAAAATAAAAGATGAGTGGGAAAAATAATTTACTATATTTACAAATTTAAAATATAGGTTATATATAAAGTATTCTTTGTTGGTTTTTGAGCGACCCATACACTATGTAATATAGTTATGGGTTGTTCTTTTTTATAATTGTTTGTATTTATATGTATGAAAGAATTAATAAATGAACTTAATAGATTTAAAAAACTATCTGGTTTAAATAATTTAGTTGAAATGCAATCAAAGCTAAATCAATATGATACAAAGGGTGATAAGACTGGTTATTGGGAAGAATATTATGATAATGGTAAATTAGATTCAAAAGGTAATTATAAGGACGATGAAAAAGATGGTTATTGGGAATATTATAATGAAAATGGTGGTTTAATTTATAAGGGTAGTTATAAAAACGGTAAAGAAGATGGTTATTGGAATTTTTTTTACGATAATGGACAATTAGAAAGTAATGCTTTATATAGGAATGGTGAAATGATTAATAGGTTTTCAACAAAAGAAAAAAATAAGGTAGATACACCAA